ATATCTCGTAGGATGCGCCGCGTTCCTACCTATTACCAAGATTTATTTGATGTAATAAGCGAGAACCCAGGTCATATCATAGCAAGTACTGCTTGTCTTGGCGGCGCACTACCAACTCAAATCCTTCGAGGAACAAGTGACGATAAACTTAACCTTTGGATAAATCAAATGGTGAATCTATTTGGAAAAGACAATTTTTATCTTGAAATGCAACCAAGTAAGAACAAAGAGCAAATTCTAGTAAATCGTAAACTATTAGAGCTCGCGCGCACAAATGATTTAGGTTATATTATTACAACAGATAGTCATTATTTAAAAGAATCAATGCGCCCGATACATAAAGCTTATCTTAATGCACAAAACGGTGATAGAGAGATAGATGATTTCTATTCTACAACATACATGATGGGTTCTGATGAACTTGAAATATATATGAAATATAGTTTTGATGATATAAATATAATAAAAAAATCATATGAATATACGAATAAAATTAGTGATATGTGCCAAAATTTTAGTTTATTGAAACCATTAGAGATTCCTGAATTGATGTGGCGCGAGATTGATCCAGAACTTGAAGCTAATGAGTATGACTTTTTTGTTAATAAAATACCTACTTTAGCAAAATTCAAGAATTCTAAATACTATTCTGATCGTTATTTAGTTGGCGCTATAATTGCAGGTATTGAAGCACACAAAGACCTACAAAATGATGAGGCATATGCCGCGCTAGAAGATAACCTACAAAGAACTTGGGAATCATCTGAAGTCAATAAGGCAAGATGGTCGGCTTATTATTTAAACCTTCAACGCAATATTGACGAGTGTTGGAACGCAGGCACTATTGTTGGCCCTGCTCGTGGATCCGGCGGAGGATTTGTTCTTCTTTATTGTCTTGACGTTATTCAAATGAATTGTTTAAGAGAGCCAACTCCGATGTTTAGTTGGAGGTTTATTAATCCAGAGCGTGTATCAGTATTGGATGTGGATACTGATATTGAAGGTGGTAAGCGTGCACAAGTCCTTCAGCATTTGCACGAGGTGTATGGCGAGGATCGTGTTGCAAATGTCGCTACGTTTAGAACAGAGAAAAGTAAAAGTGCGGTATTGACTGCGGCACGCGGTCTCGGTATTGATGTGGATATTGCGCAGTATATTACATCATTGATTCCTGCCGATCGGGGTCAACTTCGTAGCCTTGACCAGTGTATGAATGGCGATGAAGAAAATGGATGGGCGCCAATTAAGCAGTTCCAGATTGAAATGAATGAGAATTATCCCGAACTTCGGAATGTAGCACGCGGTATCGAGGGACTAATTTGTGGTAGTGGTATCCACGCAGGTGGTGTCATATTTGTGGATGAACCATTTACCGAGTCAACTGGATTAATGCGCGCGCCAGATGGTACAATTTGTACAGCGTTTGAACTTCACGATGCAGAAGAAGCGAGTTAACGAAATGTCAGGCTCGTAAATTCCTAACTATTTATCAGTAGCGTTATATAGGCATCAAAAGAGTAAGTAAATAATACCTATATAGCGGCGGGGAAGCCTAAGTCAAAATTTGATATGGTAATCCCGCGCCAAATCTTTAGAGTAAATATTAGTAAATCCTACTTTATTATGAGGGGAATAAAGAATGATTTATTAGGAGGAACTAATATGTATGTATATAAAATAACTAATTTAATTAATAACAAAATTTATATTGGTATAACAAACAATATTGCTAAAAGATGGGGTAATGAGAAATCTTATCCATCTAATCCAAAACGTAGGCAAGTTATCCAAGAAGCAATACATAAGTACGGAAAAGATAATTTTAATTTTGAAGTATTACACAAAAATTTATCTGTAGAGCAAGCAGTAATACTAGAAAAACAGTATATTCAAGATTATAATTCATTAGTACCAAATGGTTATAATGTAGATTGTGGCGGCAGTTATCATCCTAATTATTCAACCAAAGAGGGCGCAGATAATAGCAATGCCCACTTAACAGATGAAGAAGCGCAATATATCTTAGACAATCGTGATAAACCGGCTTATATATTATATGATGAATTTAGTGACAAATTGTCATATGAAGCTTTTTATAAAGTCTATCATCATATTACATATAAAAATTTGTCTACAGATACTGAAGAATACCCATTTAATCGCGAATTTGCTTGCCAATTTACTAGCGGTCTATTAGAATATGATGATGTTGTTAAATTGCGTATCAGATATAATAATGGCGAATATTGGCGAAAAGTATTTGAAGATTACAAATGGGCATACCAAGATGATATGACTTTTTGGAATGTGTATTATGGTAATCGTTATAAACTAGTAATGCCAGAAGTATTCACTCCAGAGAATAGAAAAAAACATTCTTCTTACAAAAATCAAGGCGCCGCGAATGGCAGAGCAAAATTAACAGAAGAAGATGTGTTAACAATTCGCAAGTTGCACTCAGAAGGAATTAGTAATTCAGAATTATACAAAGCCTACCCTCAAGTATCAAAAACTTCGGTTAGAGATATTATTAATGGCAAAACTTGGAAAAATTTACTCTAAAGAAAGTGTGTATCGACTATTCCCGGTTAGACGGGGAGTAGGGCCGCTATTGATACGCGGTTCGAAATGGAATTCTCCTAATAAGGAGTAAGAGATAGTCAGGTCATATGGAAACATATGGTAAACCGCTTATTAAAATTGACTTATTGTCAGTTGAAGCAATGGATAAGATTCACAACTGTATTGATTTGCTTTGTGATTATGGATATACAGAACGCAAAGCAACATTAAAAGAAACTTATGAATCTATTATCGGGGTCTATAACTTAGAACGTGATAATAAAGATATGTGGAAAATGCTTATAGAACATAAAATTAGTTCTCTTTTTCAAATGGAACAACAATCTGGTATTAATGGAATTGCGGTAGCAAAGCCAGAATCTATTGACGAGTTAGCGGTTCTCAACTCTGTAATTCGTTTAATGGCGCCTGAAAAAGGAGCAGAACAACCACTTGAAATGTGGGCACGCTATCGTCAAGATATCACACAGTGGTATAGAGAAATGGAAGATTATGGTTTAACAACGGAACAAATTAAGTGGTTAGGAAATCATAATGCAATACACGATGGTATATGTGAATCCCAAGAAGGATTAATGACACTTGTTCAAGAAGAAAGACTGGGTGGAAATACCTTAACTTTTGCTGATAAATGTCGTAAGGCAATAGCGAAAAAACAAGGAAAACTTTTTGATGAATGTCAAGAATTTTATTTTAAAAATGCAGAAGAAAAAGGTTGTGATATGACTTTAGTACACTATGTATGGGATGTAGTATTCAAAACACAAAAAGGGTAAACGAAAACTTGCCCTATCAAATATCCTTACTGATTATCATCAGGGTTCTCAATTTTATTGAGAGCTAACGGGGAAATCCTACTTTTAAGTAATAAAATAAAAGAGGAAAATTCCGTGGGAATCGAAGGAGAATTTATGAATTATAACATTTAAAGATATAAATCGTAATTATCCAATACGAAGCCTGTAACGACTATCGAGGGTCAATCCTCGAGTAGAGTATCTATTGATAAGATATTCGAAACGGATATTGGCACACGAAAGTGTGAGTTAAAATATAGTCTGGGCCATTAGTAATAATGGAATAACTGATAGTTTCAACGCTTCTCATACACATGCATATAGTTTAATAGCTTTACAAGAAATGAATTTAGCTTATAAATATCCATTACTATTTTGGAATTGTGCTTGTTTAATTACTGACTCTGGTGGAACTGAAGACGAAGAAGACAACGAGGAAGATAATATTATAGAATACTCAAAAGAAGATGAAGTAGAATATGACGAGATTGAAGAATTTGATGATAACGATGACAATGAAGAAGAAACTGAAGAGGAAGAAGATACTTCAACGAAAGTAAAGAAAAAACCGAAAGCTAAAGCAACCAACTATGGTAGAAAATTTTAGAGTTTTAATTAAAACATTCTACTTATAAATGTAAGAAACAAATTACGGAGGAAGTAGAATGAAATATTCAGAAGAAACGATTCAAGAAATTATTAAATTACGCGCGAGTGGCAAGGGCGTAACAGAAATAGGAAAAATATTAAATTTAGATAGGGCAGCGGTATCCAGGAATCTTAAAAAATTAGGCATTGATACAAGTAGAAATACTTTAACGAAAGATATTTTTCATCAAATTGATACAGAAGAAAAGGCATATTGGTTAGGTTTTTTATATGCAGATGGTTATGTTTCTAAATATAATCAAGTTGAAGTATCATTAGCACTTAAAGACAAAAATCATTTAGAAAAACTAAAAGCATTTATTAATACAAATACAAATATAGTGACAGATGACCATCGTTGCAGGTTACTATTTTGCAGTAAAGAGTTAGCCAATGATTTAGCTTCTTTAGGTTGTATTAATAATAAAAGTTTAGTTTTAACATTTCCAACAGAAGAGCAAGTACCGCAAGAATTATTAAGACATTTTTTAAGAGGATATGTTGATGGTGACGGATGCCTGTGCTGCACATCTAAAACTCAGCAGTTTAGTATAACCTCTACCAAACAATTTTTTGATGGAATGTTAGAAAGAACTGGTTGGAATAAAGAAAAATGCAATTATTATCCAAGTGGGAAAGCAATCACTTGGAGATGTCATAAAGATGTAATGCCACAATATTTAAAATATCTTTATGATAATGCAAATATATATATGAATCGTAAATACGAAAATTATAAAGCTCTCACTGCCGTCTAAGTAAGAAATTATTTAGATTATTAGCGCGGAAAAAATCTGGAAGGCTGAAATGCTAATCAGAGGTGAAGGCGAAAGCCAGCCGCAACGCATAGGAGATGAAATAATTCTCCCACGAGGCCGCGCCACCTAAACGTAAAGTCGTAGGTGAAAAGATATGCTGAGCTTACGCAAATAAGAAGCGTAAGAAGTGTCGGATAAAAAACCGCACGATAACAAAACTGAAAATCGCGTCCGCTATTGGTAAGCTTAAAGCAAATAAAGTTGACATATCGGCGCCAGATATTAATAAATCTGGGTATACTTTTTCTCCTGATGTAGAATTCAATCGAATTCGTTTTGGATTATCTGGAATTACTCGTATTGGTAAAGAACTAATTAAAATTATTATGGATAATCGACCTTATACAAGTATAACTGATTTTACAAAAAAAGTTAAAGTTAATAAACCACAAATGATTAATCTTATTAAGTCTGGAGCTTTTGATATCTTTGGTGATAGATTTGATGTAATGAGAGAATATCTTATCTCCGAAAGCGAAGTTAAAAATAGAATTACTTTACAGAATATGTCAATGTTAATTAATTTCAATTTAATTCCTGAAGAGTATGATATGCAAATTAAGGTTTATAACTTTAATAAATATATCAAAAAACAAAAAATGGATATCTATTATGGTTTAGATAATATTACTTTTGAATTTTATGAAAAACATTTTCCTTTTGATTTACTTATCCTTACAACCGAAACTGAATCTGGTTTTAAAATAAAACAGGTTGACTGGGATAAGATATACCAATCACATATGAATATTATAAGACCTTTCGTTCAAAAAAACAATAAAGAATTATTAACTCAAGTTAATAATAGAATCATTAGCAACATTTGGAATAAATATGCAAAAGGTTCTATTAGTAAATGGGAAATGGATAGTATTTCTTGTTATATCCACGAACACGAATTAGCACAAGTGAAAGCAGAAGAATATGGTTTTAGTGACTTTGCGCACTTACCAGAAGAACCTGAAATTGATTATTATTTTATGGCAAAAGGTAAAAAGGTTTTAATGTATAAATTAAGACGAATAATAGGAACAGTTCTTGATAGAAATAAAACAAAAAATATGGTAACTTTATTAACGACTTCTGGCGTTGTGACAATTAAAATCTATGGTAACCAGTTCTCAAATTATGACAAACAAATTTCTGAACGGGGCGCCGACGGAAAAAAACATATAACACGAAAGAGTGAGTTTTCAAGAGGAAATAAAATTGTAATTACTGGTATCCGAAGTGGTGATAGTTTTATAGGCAAGAAGTACAAAAATACTCCTTATCATATGCTCGAAACAATAGAAACTGTTTCTGAAGATGGATTAATTACTACTTATAGCCGAAATGATGAAAAAGAAAATTAAGGAGTTGTTTTATGAGTATTGGAATAGCAGATGGAGATTTTAATCAATATATCTTAGTACCTTTTAATTTAGAAGCGATGAAACTATCTGCTTACTATAAAAGAAAAAGAGAAATTGTTGTGCTCGCGCCGGGGTTCTTCCCCGACCGGCACGAACATTTCTTTTATCGAAAGGACTATGACGATGGTTGTTATCCAAAAGATTTACTTAATTATGATAATGTTCATTATGGTGGCTATGCTTTTTCTAAAAATAAATATTTTCCTCTTGATTTAGACATTGAAAAAATGCAAGCGGATACTTCGCTTTATGAACGCGCCGAGCGAACAATAATGAATACAAAGTCAACTGAACGCAAAAAAATCTTTTCAAATATGATGACAGCAGAACATTGTAGATTATCACTTGATGATAAGACTATATGGCAAGATTTTGAAAGACAATTTTATTTTCTACCAAAAGCAAGAAACTTAATGTTACACGACTTTGATTTAGGAAAAGTAGACAAAAGTTTTGAAACAGTTCAATATATTTTGAAGAAGGCGCGCACTGATGGTTGGGCAACTAAAGTTGGAATGAAATTTCCAATAAATGTTAATGATGGTCAAAGCTTATTGAACTGGTCTTCACTGAATTCTAATTCTACCTTTTATTCATTAAGATATAATGGTGTTATTGATAATGATGCCTTTATTGAATGGGTAGGTAGATGTCGCCAGCGAGCTATATATTCCCAAATAGAGTATTTTATAACCGACCCACGGTACGAAGAGAACCATTTTATAGAGGTCTTATTACCACAAATTTTTAAGCAAGTCATAATTTCACGAAGCTTTAGGGTATTTTTTTCACTTAAATATGACAAAGATTTCTTCTCCGACCCGTTTTGGGGCGAGGTAATTAAATTGATTAACTTTTATATAAGAAGCGGCGCCGGCTCACCCACTTCTATATATATAAAAGAAAATCCAGATGATACTATGGTTGATTTTGCCAAAGCAACTAAAAGAATAAATCCTTCTAAATATGCTTATTCAATGTCAACAGAAGAAATAAGAAAAATATTTTTCTTTGTCCAAGACCGTTGTCCAGAATTATTTAAAAATTTTTATGAATGTAATGCGAGAGCATTGGGAGGGAAACTATGAATGAAAAACAATTAGCTATTTTTACAAAAAGGAAAACCATTGAAGAAAAAATTCAAGAATTATTTACACCAGAATTCTTTGTTTTAAACAAAGAAGTAAATAAATTAAAAAAAGAATTAATGGCTCTTCAAGAAACTTGTGAGCACAGTTACACTAATGGAAGGTGCGAATATTGCGGGAGAAAGGAATGATAATGATAAAAATATATACTACGCATTGTCCAAAATGTGATATTCTTGAAAAAATATTGATAAAAGAAAACATTAATTATGAAACAGAAGAAGATATTGAAAAAATAATAGCACTTGGAGTAGAAGACGTACCACAACTTGAAGTGAATGGAGAAATAATGAACTTCTCTAAAGCAGTAAAATGGATTAAGGAGAATAAGAATGGCTAATATTAATATAAAATTAAATAAAAATTTTATTACACAATTTAATAAACTATCTAACCAATATGGGATAGAGATAGCTAAATTAAATGGACTTTCTCCTGACGACTTAAGTTTTACCGATTTTATCGATGCTTTTGTGGATACAGAGACAGTAGCCGATGCTTCAGTTGATGGTAATGCCAATGTCGGTAATAAGGATATGAGGACTCTTTTAAACGAGATGCCTAAAGCACATAGGAAATTATTAGGGTATAATAAAATTCATTATGAATTAAATAAAAAATATGGTTTTAAAACTGCAAACGAGTGGTTACTTAATGAGTGGACTCGCGCTCTATATCTACATGATGCGGATACAGCAACTTTCAAACCATATTGTTACAAAGGAGAAGAAATGCTTACTATTTCTAATTCTATTAATGGTGATAATTGTATTAATATAACTTTTAAAGAATTATATAATTTTGCCCTTAAAGAGAATAAAGAAAGATATGATGAAACAATCCAAAACTATGCTATATTTCCAAAAAATCTTTATGTTTTAGATTATAATAAAGATAAAGAAGTTTGGACAAAGATAACTCGAATTGTTAAACACAACAATGATAAAAAAATGCGTTTTATTAAATATGCAAATGGTTTATCGCAAATAGTTACCGAAGATCATCCAATTATAACTAGCGAAGGGGAAAAACCAGCAAATACACTAACAACCGAAGATAAAGTATTTACCATTGCTCCTTCATACTTTAATAAAACAGTAAAAAAAGTTTATACTTCATTAACAACTGGACAGGAACAAAATCATTTTACAAAAGGTCTTGGAGAAATTATTCTTACTAAAGAACTTGGTTGGTTAACAGGAATGATTTTATCAGAAGCATCTAGCTCTCCGTCCTCTATAGTTTTACCTCAAAGTATCAATAGTGAACAATATAATAAAATTATTTATATTTTAAATAAATATGAAATTCCTTATTCTATTAATATGCAAAATACAACTATCGCCCGCTTTAGAATTAAAGTATGTCCATATTCACAATATATTTTAAGTTTTATGATTAATCAAACTTCCTTTACGAAGTCTCTTCCTATAGGATATAATAATTATACAGATGAATTTATGGATGGTATTGTAGCTGGAATGATAGACGGAGATGGAACTATTGATGGATATAAACACAGACACTGCCAAATTAGAATTGCTAGTGAACAACTATGTCATCAATTATCCAATTATTTAGCTACTAAAAATGTTTTTTGTGGCGATAGAATTCCTTATAGATATAAAAATGAAAAATCATTCGAGCAAAAATTACCATTATTTGGTATCGGTTTCACATTAACTGATGAAGAATATTTTTTAAACATTGATTCAATTAAAATAAACACATTATATGAAAAAAGAATAAGGAAAGGTAATTTTGCAGAAAAAAAATATAATTATAATTATGGTTGGGTCAATATAATTGATAATAATGAGTATATCGATTCTTGTCCAATTGTATATGATATTACTACAGAAACAGGGCATTTTATTTGTAACAACGTATTGAGTCATAATTGTTATGCTTATTCTCTTAAAAGATTAGCAGAAGAAGGATTATTCTTTCTTAAAGATTTTAACTATGAACCGGCGCAACACTTAACTACTTTTATTGACTTCGTAAAAGAATTCGTAAGTTATAATAGTAATCTTACATCTGGCGCTTGTGGACTACCAGACCTTATACCATATATGTATTACTTTTGGAAAAAAGATATAGCAGATAATTATTTTACAAAATCTCCGAAAGCATATGCAGAACAATCAATTCAAAGATTTATTTATGCTGTAAATCAACCTGCAGTGCGCGACTCTATCCAAAGTGCTTTTACTAATGTAAATTTCTTTGATACTCCTTATCTTGAAGCTTTATTTGGCGGTTCAGAATTCCCAGATGGAACACCGATGATTTATGAAATAGATGAAATTATGGATTTCCAAAAACTTTTTTTAGAAGTTATGGGAAAAATCCGTTCAAAAAATATGTTTACTTTCCCAGTTAGTTCTATTTCAATGATTCATAAAAATAAAAAATTTGAAGATGAAGACTTCGCAAGATGGGCAATCAAACATAATATGAAATGGTATGACTCAAATTTATTTTTCAGTGATACTGTCACATCATTATCAAATTGTTGTCGTTTAAAATCTAATATAGAAGATCTTGGTTTCTTCTCCTCTATTGGTGGTACGGCACTTCGTGTTGGTTCAGTAAAAGTATCAACTATAAATTTAGCAAGGATTGCATATGAATCCGAAAATGAACAAGAATATTTAATTAAATTAAGAGATTTAAATGACTTAAATTTGAAACTACTTGACACTGTTAGACATATAATTAAAAGAAATATTGAAAAAAAGTTGCTACCAAACTATTGTGACGGTTTGATTGACCTTAGTACACAATATTGTACAGTGGGTATGTAATAATGCCCAATACTATTTTACCAATTATCATTGGGGTCGCAAAGGCGGCTAACGGGGAAACCTAAACTTGATTAAAGCAAGGCAATCCCGTGGGAGGTTATTATGAAAAAGGATATTTATATAATTAAAAACAGAATTAACGATAAAGTTTATATTGGACAAACAGTGAACCCAACACAAAGATGGACACAATATAAGAGTGCCGCAAAACAAAAACCCGATGCACAGCTTATCACAAAAGCCATGAATTTATACGGTTTTGAAAATTTTCAAATGGAACTTTTAGAGTCAGACATTGAAAACTATGATGAAAGAGAAGTTTATTGGATTGAACATTATAATAGTATAGCACCAAATGGATATAATTTAACGATAGGAGGGCAAGGTACTGGAAGCGGAGTTAACTCATATGCTTCTTCAGTTTCCTCTAAAGAAGTTTTAAGTAATATTATCGAGGATTTATTATTAGATGATTTATCACTAAAAGACATAAGTGAAAAATATCAGATATCTTATGGTGTAATCAACGAACTAAACCAAGGTCATACTTATTATAATCCAGATTTAAATTATCCAATTAGGAAAAGTAAGAAATATTCTCAAGAAAAAATAAAACAAATAACATATGCTTTAAAATATGAGTTAGATAAGTCTTTGATTGATATTGCAAAAGAATATGAATGCGATAGAACTTTTTTAAACGATATTAATCAAGGAAAAGCATATTTTAGAGAATATTTAACCTATCCAATACGGAAATTTAAAATGAAAAAACAACAAGAATATTTACCTTTACTTTTAGATGATTTAATAAATACTTCTACTCCGCAAAAAGAGTTGGCGAAAAAATATCAAATAAGTGCTCAAACAATTAGTGATGTAAACCTTGGGAAAAGAGGACGTCAAGATAACCTAAAATACCCGTTAAGAGGGGATAAAGAAAAAGGTAGAACTTGTCTTACACCAAACGAACTTCAAGAAATTTATAAGCTTCTTGAAGAAAATAAAGTATCTATAGCACAGATAGCGAGAGATTGGGGCTTTTCGTCGTCAGCTATTCAAAATATAAACAGTGGGAAAACAAAAAAATACTTTTCTGCTAACATTAAATATCCTATTAGAAAAAAATAACACCCTGTATCGACTATTCGCGGATAGCGAAGTAGGACTTCTATTGATAAGAAGTTCGAAATGATAGTAAGCATATTAAGGAATATGTTTAAGAGATAGTCAGTACATATAGAAATATATGAAAATACGATTATTGGCATTTATGAGACAATGAAGAAATTTGGCTACGTCAAGGTTGATGAATTTGGTAATCATTTTTATACAAAAGAAGCAGATACTTTTGGTAAAAAAATTTTTGACGTTATTACTCGTGGGAAAGAACAATTTATACTCGATAAAGATTATAAAGTATCTATTGAACAAATTCCTGGTGAGTCTTGTGCCGCAAAACTTCAAGCTGTTGATGAAATTCTTTATCCAGATAAAGTTGTAAAAGATTTGCCACTTTATGGAAACCAGTTTATTCCTCTTGGAATTAAGACAACTATAGTTGAAAGAATTAGAATAGCAAGTTTGTTCGATAGTTATTGCAATGGTGGTTCTATTGCTCATATTAATATTGAGGCGCCATTTAGTAATTTTGAACAGGCTTGGAAAATGGCAAATTATATAGCAGATGCTGGACTTACTTATTCTGCAATGAATATTAGAATAAAAACTTGTGCTAAAAATCATGCTTTTTTGGATGGAAATATTTGTCCTGAATGTGGAGGTCCAGTTGCAACTGAATATACAAGAATAGTTGGTTTTTATGTACCTATAAAAACTTGGTCTAAACCACGCAAGAAAGAATATAAAATGAGACAATGGGAGGACGTAAGTAATGGAAATTAAATCACTGGGATACGTACCGGCTAAAGTAATTAAATTAGCAATAGAAAAATTAGAGAAAGATGCGATGCAACATAATATAAATTTTGATGACGTACAAATTTCTTTTGAATATTTAATTGGGAGCTTCTTTCCATCAATCATTGACAATATATATAATGAAGTAAATCAGCAATATACTCTTGGGTATTTAGCAGGTTTAGAGGAGGGCAAGAATGATAGTCAAGGACATCAATGAGTGTGATTTTGTAAATTATAAAAAACCTTCAATGTTTCTTGCTTTTCCAACTTGCTCAATGAAGTGTGATGAACTTAATGGCGCGCCAGTCTGTCAAAATTGTCGACTGGCGCAAGAGCCAAATATTAGTATATCAAAAGAGGAAGTTTGTGAAAGATACATAAATAATCCATTAACAAATTCGATTGTTTTTGGCGGTATGGAACCGTTTGATAGTAATCTTGATGTGATTTCTTTAATTGATTGTTTACGCAATAAGTATAATTGTAATGATGATGTTGTCATTTATACTGGTTATACGAAAGAAGAACTTATTCAAGGATATAGGACTAATCAAGAGCCAGAGGCGGCGAAAGCAATAAAAACATTTTGGGTTACTTTAATTTCATATCCAAATATTATAATAAAATTTGGAAGATTTATAGTAAACAGCGAGTCAAGATATGATGATATACTTGGCGTAAAATTAGCAAGTAAAAATCAATATGCGGAGGTAGTGAGTCGTGTCAAGTAGAATAGTAGTAACTTCTAATCAAGAATTACAAAAGAAAATATTAGATAAAATGAAAGAGAATGGTGGATATTGTCCTTGTAAACTTTTAAAAAATCAAGATACAAAATGTATGTGTGAAGAATTTCGAAAACAGTTTAGAGAAGGAATTGAGGGAGAATGCCATTGTGGCTTATATGAGGTAGTAAATAATGAGTAATTTAAAAGTTCAGATAATAGCATATACTCCTAATCCAGAAAAAGTTGTAGCAGCGGCGGCAAAGTTGTGTTATTCTAAGTCAGGAGCGATCGATTTATATGAAGGCTTAACTGAAGATAAAATAAAAAGTTTTTTAACAATGCTTTCATCTTTTGGTCATTTCAGTCCACTCGAACACGCAAGCTTCACATTCGCTATTGAGGGAGTGTCGCGCGCATTGCTCGCGCAGATAACTCGTCATAGAATTGCTTCTTATTCAGTTCAAAGTCAGAGATATGTTAATTTAAAAGATTTCAACTTTATTATTCCACCTGAGATAGAGAATGATGAAAACGCAAAAGAACTATTTTTAAATTCGATGGAACAAGATGCTGAAAATTATTTAGATATATTTGGTAGCCTTATGGAAAAATATCTTAAGAATGGTATGTCGCCAAGAGACGCGGAGAAGAAAGCAAATGAAGATGCTCGTTTTGTGCTTCCTAATGCTTGTGAAACTAAAATGGTAGTAACTATGAATGCTCGTAGTTTATATAACTTCTTTAGTGTTAGATGTTGCAATCGCGCGCAATGGGAGATAAGAAATTTAGCCATAGAGATGCTTAAACAAGTAAATGAGATAGCGCCTGAGCTTTTTTCAAAGGCTGGTCCTGCTTGTTTATTTGATAAATGTCCAGAAGGTGGTATGGGTTGTGGAAAAGTTGGAGAAATGAGAATTAAATTTTCAGAATTAAAGAAACCCAAAGTTTGATTTTTAGAAAAAAATATGTTATAATAAATTATAAAATAAAATTAGAAAGAGGTAAAATATGAGATTACTTGAAACAACTCAAAAGTACACAGTAGATAGTGAAATAGAAGCAAAGGATATGATAGAAAGTTTCCGCATGGAAGCAAGTCAAAAAGGATATACAATGAAGAAAGCGGGATACGAAAGGAAGGATAAAAAAGCAAAGGGTGAAATTATTGCTACTTGCTATGTTATTACTATTGTACAGACTTTTAGTGGATTATGGGAGGATATGGAATAATATGGAAGAAATTAAAACTCCGCTTCAGGCAGAGGAACTAGCTAGACACGCGATTGAGAATGCGGTAAGACAAGAAGAAAAACAAAAAGGTTTGTTTGAAGATTTGATGAAAGAAGTTGAGTCAATCAATCCTGAACTTGGTGGTTATGAAGAATTGGCTATGTTATTAAATCTGGAAGAAGAGAACTTCAAAATACTCGGACCGATATTTTTAAGTGAGATAGAAAAATCTTATAACAATGTTACAGATAAACTTGCTTTCGCGCAAGCAATGAATGTTGCCGGTTTGAGAATAGAAGATATGCAAGAACAATATCATACATTATGTGAAAGAATTGATGAAGACATGATTATGATACTTTCTCGTCAAAAAAGAAATTTCCTCAAACAGTTACTTGGATTAACTTATAATGCAATATCGGATACGGTTGGCGTTAATAAGAGAATAATTACTGTTCCGATTGAGTATTGTAGAGAAGGTGCAAAAACTCCAACTTATGCTAACACAACAGATGCTGGATTAGATGTTTATGCAACAGAAGATATTACCATCGCGCCGGGTGAGACTAAACTAATCCCAGTAGGCTTTAAAGTTGCTATCCCCTTTGGATATGAATTACAGGTACGTCCGAAGAGTGGGCGCTCTTTACGTTCAAAATTAAGAATAGCTAAT